AACTATACTGCCGGCCACCGGGCCAGCAAATGAAACATTATTGTTTGCCATTTTTCAAAAGTTTTAATAGTTTTTTAATTTTAGTTTAATTCCTGACAAATCATCTCCGCTAATAACTTTTGCTTTTATGCCACCAACTTCAATCTCTTGGTGCCCTGACCGTGGATCCATGTTAATGTTTTTTGCAGACTTAACAGATTCTTTAATAGCATCTGCTTTGCCTTGCTCATAAAAATGTTGAGCTATAGCGTCGGAATTCATCGCGGTAAATAAAGCTTTATGATAACCAGCAGCATCAGCCATCTTATTTTCTTTATCTAAGAACTTCTTAGTAAAGTTATTAATGTCGCTCTGGGTTTCTTTAACATTATTTACATTCTTCACATTAAACCTAAATCTCTTATCTCCGACATTATATTCAAAACCTTTGAACTTATCGTTAAAAAGCGAATTGGTTTTATTGTTAAACGCATCTCTTTGAATTTGCGTTATTTGTTCTTGCTGTTCAGTCTCCTTATTATATCTATTAAAAAAGTCTAATGCTTCTTTAGCTTCAGGAGTTAATCTGTTACCAGCTTTAATTTCTTTATAATAATTATCTTTTTTTAATTGAAGTTGTTTTTTTGCTTGTGCAACTTCTTCTTTAAAAAGTAATTTTTTTCTTTTAATGGTTTTTACATCATCAACTTCTTCATCATAAGAAAATTTATCATCAATTAAAAATACAATTTCATCTGGTGATAAATGAGGTTTAGTTTGAGAATAATATTCATTTAATAATTCCATATTATCAAATTTCTCATAATCTTTATTTAGCTCAACATAATCTTCTAATGTGCCCCCTGTTTCATTCATAAATTTTACTAAATCTTGAATGTTTTCAGGATATTCTATTGATTCTTGTGTTTTTGTTTCCGGTAATACTTCTTTTTGTTCCGGTGTGGTGTCGGCAATCTCAGGGCTTGCTTCCACTCCTGTATCGTCAACTGTATCTTCTTCATTTGTTATTTCTTCAAGTATTACTTCCTCTGTTTCTTCTTTTTCTCCGGCAGATTCTTCAACTTGTTCTTCGACGTTTTCCTCAGAAATTTCTCCGCTAGTTCCGGATTCGTCGCGAACAGGTACCTCATCTGCGACTTGCTCTGTAGCGGCATCTTGTTCTTGTTTTGGGGGTTGTGTTAAATCTACCTTGTACATACCAGACTCCTCATCGAACCCAGCATTTTTTTGTACTTCTTGTTCTTTTTCTTGTAAAGACTTTTCTTCGGTCTCCACGGCTTTTGCTTTAATTTCTTCTGCCATAATAAAATATTATATGATTATACAATTTATATATTACCTAGGTTCAAAAACACCTAAGTTAAAATCACCGCTTAAAATATCATTACCTGCAGATTCAAAAGATTTTGGAGGTAAATTATTTTTACGTTGATTTATAAGTTCACTTTGTTGACTTGCTTGAATTTTTGTTCGCTCGTCTTTTCTATCTTCTTTTTCTTTAATTTTTTCTTTTTCAACATTATTTTTAGCGCTATGCAGCTGCATATTCATTTGAAATTCTAAAGTCATTAATTCTTTTTTCAAATTAGCTTCAGCCATTAATTTTTGCATTTCTAAATTACTTTTAGCTGATTCTAATTGTATTTTACTTTGAGTAAGTGATTGTTGCTTTTGAACCTCAGCAGCAGCAGCAACTTGTTGCGCTTGCGCATTTGCTTGTGCTTGCGCCTGTATATTTTGCTGTTGCATTAACTGATCTTGTTGTTGCTTTTTCTTTCTTCTTAATTTTAAAAGCTGATTAGCTAATTTAACATTTTTAATTTGTCTTAAATCAATAGCATCTTCTAATTCAATATTGTTTTGCGCAATAGCTACTTGAATATTATTTTCTAAGATTTGTTTTTCTTCTTCATCTGGCTCTAATTCTAAAAATATACCAAAATCATGCAGATGCAATTCTGATAATTCATCTAAAGTTGCCACATTGTGAGAACCTATAGATTGTATAAAAGCAGTTGCCGTAGGAGAATATTCTAAAACATCTGATATTCTTAATGATATTTTCTCAGCAGTTTCTGCAGTTAAAAATAATCCACTTTGTAATATATGTCTTGTAGCAGTGTTACTATTTGCAGCTGCTAATTTTTGAATTCCAACTAAAGCATTTTTATCTGGTGTACTTGCGTCTCTTGCTTCATTTAAACCAGTAGCATCTCTAATCATTTGCATATAATAATTATAAGTACTTATTAATGCAGCTAATTTATTTGTACCAGCGGAATTATTTATTTCTTGAATAGGAATTTTTCCTGGATTTAGTTCTCCATCTGAAGTAAATGATCTACCAATTATACTACCAGTTTGGAAAAACATATTTAATGCTTCTTGTGGATTATAATTACTACCATTTCCTAAGTCTATTTCAGCTAAACCGTCAGCATCTACATAAACACCATCAGGAACCATTCTTGAAAGAATCTGTTGTATTTTTAAATGTGTTAATTGAATCATGTCCGCAAAACTAGTTATTCTGCTAACTATGGATTCAACCGAGCCATTATATATTCTAGGCGCAACTATAGAATAATTCATTTTTACTTTACTAGAATCGCTTTTTTCTCTTAACATGTTTTCACAAAGATTCCATTTTAAAAGTTGTTTTGAACCTGGTATATATACACCTTCATAAAGCACCTCTACATTTCTAGCTATTCTTTCAAATCTTAAACCTTTAGAATCAGGCGGAGGATTAAAAGCGTCTGTTTTTCTAATAATTTTTTCAGCGCCTGTTGCAGTTTCTTTAACTTTATAAACCTCATTCATATATGTTTTATAATTAAAATATAAAACTTCTATTGAGTTATTATCTGTTTTATCATGCCTAGATGTATATCTATTAAACAAATTATAACTAGAACCTCCATTTTTAGTTATTGATTTTAAATCTTCGTCAGTTAAGTTTGGAAATTCTTTTTTAAGGTCTACTAAGTTTATAGTTTTCATTTCACCAACATAATATATATCATCAAAGTATGGTGAATCAGAGTGTGAATATACTATATTAGCAGGGTCAACATATTCTATTTTTATTCCTTCTGATAAATTAAATGTATTTTTAACACAGCCCATTCCTAATACAGCTAAATCATAATAAAATCTTTTCTTTATTAATTCATAGTTGTTTAAATTAAACACTGTTTCAATTGCTTGCTCTTCTGCAATTTCAATTGCTTGCTTATAATTTAATTGCATATGAAGCTGCAATTCTTCATTATTTGCTGGAAGTTGATCTTGTGGTGTGCTTTGTAAATTAATTCCAAAATTTTCTTGTATATATTGTGTTGTATCTTGCGTTTGCATATCAACTAACATTCTTTTCATATACTCAGTTCTCTGATTTACACCATGAGGATCTTGGGAAAATGCCTTAATATCATATGTTCTTTCAGCAATACCATTTACAACTATATCAACAAATTTAGGTATAATAGGCACAGGTTTCCAATCTAAATTTAAATATGATAAATCACCATTAATAGATAATTCGTCTTTATATTTTTGTGTTGACTGTTCGCCTCTGGCATACAATCTTAATTTATGAAAACGATTTTGATTTTGTAAATATCTGTTTATACCAGAAGATTTTTTAAACCATTCATTTTCTATAGCTTTAGCAACTTCTAAGCCATACTGCATTGATAATTTCTCATCGTCACTAACAGCTTGACTTGGAAAGTAGTTTTTCATAACTGATTCAGCCATAATTTTTTATTATTTTTGATATAGTTCCTTTATTTTCGTATTTTGAAAAATTGATATTAACTTTTGATTTTATTCTTTCAACATTTGGTCTGTATTTATTTTTATTACATCCCATTATTGCTAACCCTGAGCTTATAGCAGCATCAAATTTTGTTCTTTTATTTATGTCAAATTTAGCCCAATCATTTAATGTTCTATTAAAATATAAATTTCCATATTGCCCATCTCCTATAATACCAACATAATCATTTATATATGTTTCAATTGCAGCGGCGTGAGCTTGTCTTATATCTTCACTTGAATTAGGTATACCACCTATCTCTTTTTCTGTAACAGATAATTTATTTCTAGCTTTATCAGGTCTATTCATTGAATAACCTCTATAACCTCTACGTTTTAAATAATATAATAATCTAGGTTTATTATTTTCTGCAAGTAATGGCATACCATAAAATACTAATGCCATTAACACATCTTCAAAAAACATTTCTGCAGTTTGCGGTCTAGCTATATATTCTAAAAAAAACATATTAGCAGGCACGTCTTCCATACTAAACTTAGTTAATCCATGAAGAGCTCCTTTAGATCCTTGCCCATCCGTAGTTCCAGATATATCATAACTATCACAGCCAAAAGCACCCATATGTTCGTTGCCTGGATATTTAATACCATTTTTAGTTATAATATTATTTTGTAATTTTACATTCGGAACCCAGCTGATTTTAAACCTTCCGTTAGGATTTGGCGTAAACTGGACTTTCGTGTCTTTAATTCCATTTTGCCACGTAAAGCTGCCAACGGTAACTTGTGACAGATTTGCGACTTCATCATTGTAATCAATTTGTTCGTAAATTTTTTGTTTCGTCTCTAAACGCATGTTCTTCTGTTCTTGGGAATTGTCTATAAAATTCATTTAAAGCATCTTGATCAGACTTTAAGCCTTCGACTTCATTTTCCCAATGCTCAATAACTCCGGTGTCAATATCTTCGTTGTATGCGTCTTTAATAATTGTTTCGGGTGTATCGAATACAGGTAAGCCATAAGAATCAAGGAATCCCTCGAAGTTCCATTCCATAGGTATGAACAAACTATATAATCCCGAGCGAGTCTGTCCATTGCGGTTTCTTTTTGTAACG